ATCATGGCTGCTATACAAAAAAATATTTTGGAACATATTAGTCTAATGGCACAAGAACAGATAGAATTAGAGTTTGAAGAACAATTAAGACAAATACAAGTGTTACAAGTTCAAGCTCAACAAGACCCGATGGCTGCACAACAGATACAAAAGTTTGGACAAGACATTGAAGCTAGAAAATCTGTCTTGATTGCAGAGATGACAACAGAGTTTGCTAGAGAAGAAAAAGAAATTACATCACAATTTGATGCTGATCCTCTTTTAAAATTAAAATCTAGAGAAGTTGACCTTCGTGCTATGGAAAATCAACGTAAAAAAGAGGCTGACATGGCACAAATGGAGTTAAACAGAGCAAAATTAATGCAAGCAAAAGATCTTTCTGACAAAAAATTAGATCAAAACGAAGATTTAGCTAAATTAAGAGCTGGAGTCAGCCTTGCAAAGACAGGAATTGACCAAGCCCAGGTCATGATAGAGGAATAATTATGCCATTAAACGAAAAAGGTAAAAAAATTATGAAATCTATGAAGAAACAGTACGGTAAAAAGAAGGGCGAGACTGTTTTCTATGCATCAAAGAATAAAGGTGTTATAAAAGGAGTGGAAAAAACCAAAAAAAGGAGCAAAAATGCAAAAACTTGATAAAATCAAAGAAGTTAAAGTTGCAGAGCAGAGTATTGAAGTAGACCCTAGATCTAAAACTACTGCTGACCAAGCATTTAACTACATTGCAACAGGAAAACCTGACATGCCAGTTGGTGGTCAGAAAAGAATGTTGCCAGAAAAGAAAAGAAACTCAAAAGCGTACTAATTTATGTGGTTCAGTGCACTTAAACTTGGCTTAAACGCTGCAACGCACATCTATAAGAAAAAACAAGAGACGAAGATGGCGATGGCAGACGCTCAACACATGCATGCATCTAAAATGGCTAGAGGTGAGAGCGAATACCAAGGTAAATTATTAGAAGCTAGACAGTCGGACTGGAAAGACGAATTCGTGTTGGTCGTGTTGACGCTCCCGATACTAGTGATTGCTTGGGGTGTCTTCTCGGACGATCCTGGTGCAGCTGCAAAGATAAAAGAATTCTTTGAGCAGTTCCAGCAGCTCCCGTCATGGTTCACAAACCTGTGGATCCTTGTCGTGGCGAGCATTTATGGTATAAAGGGAACGCAAATATTTAAAAACGGAGGAAAAAAATAATGCCTAATAGATTGTACAACAAGCAAGTCACACCTAAAGGTTATAGAAAAGGTGGACCTGTTGACAAAATAAATAAAGCTTTTGGACCAAAAAAGAAAAAAGCTAAAAAGAAAAAATCTTTTCCTGACTTAAACAAAGATGGCAAAGTAACTTTTGCTGACGTGTTAAAAGGAAGAGGAGTAAAAGCAAAAGCATAATGGCTCGTCCAGGTTTATATGCAAACATCCACGCTAAAAGAAAACGTGGTGGTAAGATGCGTAAAAAAGGTGCTAAAGGTGCACCAACTGCAGCTAACTTTGCAAGAGCAAAACAAACAGCGAGAAAAAAATAATGACTAAATTATGTCCTAGAGGTAAAGCGGCAGCGAAGCGAAAATTCAAAGTTTATCCGTCTGCATACGCGAATGCATATGCTAGTAAAATTTGTGCAGGTAAAATTAAAGATCCCTCTGGTGTAAAGAGAAAAGATTTTAGAGGTAATAAAGCTGAAGGCGGACTTATGGAAGCCACAGCTAGATTAAAAAAAGAAGGTTTCAAAAATGGTGGCATAGCTAAAGGTTGTGGAAGAGTTATGTCAGGTAAGAGAAAAGTTACAAAGATATATTAATGACATGGCAAAGAATGGTCTTGATAAATGGTTTGCTCAAAAATGGGTAGACATAGGAAGTAAAAAGAAAGACGGTTCTTTTTCAAAGTGTGGAAGATCAAAACAAAAGAAAGACGCTAAACGTAAATATCCAAAATGTGTCCCTCTTGCAAAAGCAAGACGTATGAGTGAAGGTCAAAGAAGATCGGCTGTTGCAAGAAAAAGAGCAGCTGGTAACACAGGACCAAAACCAACAAATGTGAAAACTTTTTCTAAAAGAACAAAAGCAATGGGCGGTGGTTTCATGGCTAAAAGACAAAGAATGAGCATGATGTAATGAGAAGACAAGATAGACAACCACCTAAAACTAAAAAGTATTTCAGACCTACAAAGTCTGGGGCAGGGATGACTAAAGCTGGGGTCGCCCGATATAGAAGAGAAAATCCTGGCTCTAAACTAAAAACAGCGGTCACTGGCAAAGTCAAACCAGGATCTAAAGCTGCTAAAAGACGTAAATCATTCTGCGCGAGAAGTGCAGGACAAATGAAGAAGTTTCCTAAAGCTGCTAAAGATCCTAACTCAAGACTAAGACAGGCTCGCAGAAGATGGAAATGTTAACATGAGAAAAGCAAAAATGGGAGGCGGCATGATGATGAAAAGAGATGTCGCTATGAAAAAAGGTGGAAAGATCCCTCCACAATTAAAAAAATTCGTCATGGCTAAAAAGAAAAAAGCTAAGATGAAAAAGAAAGCGTAATGGCTGATCCTAAAAAAGGAACGGGTAAAAAGCCTAAAGGCTCTGGCAGGAGGTTGTATACTGATGAGAATCCTAAAGATACTGTTGGTATTAAGTTTGCAACTCCTGCTGATGCTCGTAAAACTGTTGCAAAGGTTAAGAAGATATCTAAACCGTTTGCAAGAAAGATACAAATCCTAACCGTTGGAGAACAGCGTGCCAAGGTTATGGGTAAATCACAAGTCGCTGCTATTTTTAAGAAAGGTAAAGATGCAATTAGAAACCGTCGTAACAAAACTAATTAAATTCATGAAAGCGAGGTCAGAGGCCTTAGCTTTATCTGTCACTTCAGGCAGTATTGACAGCATGGAAAAATATAGATATATAATAGGACAAATAGCTGCCCTAGAGGCAACACTACAGGAACTCTCTAACCTGCTAGAAGATAAGGAGCAAAATGGAAAAGGAACAGTCATCGATATTAAGACCAAACAATAAACTTGTTGGTGTAAAACCCTCAAAAACAGAAGAACCAAAATTACCAAGACCTACAGGTTGGAGACTTTTAGTTTTACCTTTTAAGATGAAAGAAAAAACTAAGGGTGGAGTAATATTAGCTGAAGATACTTTGGAGAGACAGCAAGTTGCTTCACAAGTAGGATTGGTTATGGCCATGGGACCACAGTGTTATAAGGATAAGGAGAGATATCCAGAGGGCCCGTGGTGCAAAGAAAAAGATTGGGTTATGTTTGCAAGATATGCAGGTAGCCGAATCAAAATAGATGGTGGGGAAATGCGTCTGCTAAACGACGATGAAGTGTTAGCAACAATTGATAGTCCAGAGGACATCTTGCATGAGTTTTAACATAGGAGGATAACTATGCCAGAAGAAGAAAAGAAAACAGTACCTATTGATACATCAGGACCTGATGTTGATATAGAGATTGAAGAAAAGAAAGATGAGGCTGTTATAGAAACAGAACAGCCAAAAGAAGAAACAACGGAACAAGAAGTAAAAACAGAAGAACAAGAACCAGTAAAACAAGAAACAGAAACAAAAGAAGACGATCAATTAGAAGACTACAGTAAAGGTGTACAAGCTCGTATTGCGAAACTAACTCGTAAAATGAGAGAAGCAGAAAGAAGAGAAAAAGCTGCTCTTGATTATGCAAAAGCTGTAGAGGCAAAAAGAAAAACTGTAGAAACGAAATTTTCAAAAGTTAATGAAGATTATGTAAAACAGTTTGAAACTAGAGTGAAATCAGGAATGGATTCTGCTCAAAAAGAGTTAGCATCAGCAATTGAAAATTCAGATGCTGCTGCACAAATAGAGGCGCAGAAAAAAATTGCTGCTCTATCTATTGATGAAGCTAGACTTAACGCTTTGAAAGAACAACCAGTTGTTAAAGAAGAAGAACCTGCACCTAAATTAAAAGATGCAGAAAGTCTACCAGAAACTACACCTGAAAAACTACCTAATCCAGATCCTAAAGCTGAGGACTGGGCATCAAAAAATGATTGGTTTGGAAAAGATAGACCTATGACTTTTACGGCCTTTGAAATACACAAAGACTTAGTTGAAAGAGAGGGTTTTGATCCACAAACTGACGAATATTACGCAGAAGTTGATAAACGAATAAGACTTGAATTTCCGCATAAGTTTGATAAAAAAGAACAAACGTCAGAAAAACCGACGCAAAATGTTGCCTCTGTTAAACGTTCAGCTGTAAGACAGAATAGGCAGACTGTGAGACTCACTTCCTCACAGGTAGCAATAGCTAAAAAATTAGGAGTGCCACTCGAAGAATACGCAAAACAATTAAAAAACACGGAAGGAGCGTAACATGGAAAAAGAAAACAAAACTTCTCGTGCGAACCAGACACGAACAAAGTCAGAGAGACCTAAAGTGTGGGTTCCACCATCTTCTCTAGATGCACCCCCTGCACCTGATGGATTCAGGTATAGATGGATAAGAGCTGAAGTAGTTGGCTATCAAGATACGAAAAACATAACTGGACGAATTAGAGAAGGTTATGAATTAGTTCGTGCCGAAGAAGTTGAAAACGCATCAGATTATCCAGTCGTCGAAGACGGAAAATACAAGGGAGTGATTGGGGTCGGTGGCCTTCTTCTTGCGAAGGTACCAGTCGAGATCGCGAAGCAACGTCAAGATTACATGACTCAACGTCATGAAGAACGAAGCGAAGCAGTTTCAAACGATCTTATGAGGGAGCAGGATAGTAGAATGCCTATCAATGTTGAAAGGCAATCTCGTGTAACCTTCGGTGGTACGAAAAAGTAAAATTTTAAATATCATCGATACAATTAAACCGTACTGGAGGCCCTTCGGGGCAGGTACATAAGGAGAAACAACTATGGCTAATAGAAGCACAAGTGGATTCGGACTTAGAATGGCTATGAGATTGGGCAATACGCCTGCAATCGGTGGTCAGTCAAAGTACGCAATCAAAAGTGGTCTAGGTGTAGGTATCTTTAAAGGTAATCCAGCGTCAATCCAAACAGCGGGTGACACTGGTTTTATCCAAGATGCTGGCTTCTCTACTATGGATGATGGAACGGATGGTGGAATCGATTTCGATACTGGAAACGATGCATTGTTAATAGGTGTTCACAATGGAGTATTTTTCATTGATGGAACTACAAACAAACCAACGTTCGCAAATTCTGTAGCAGCAAGCGCTACATTTGGAACAAACCCAAACACTGGTAGTACAAACGGAGTTGCTTTCGTAAACGACGATCCAGACCAAGAGTATGTGGTCAAAGCGGATGCGGCGGTAGGACAAGCAATCTTTGGTTTATGTGGAAACATAAATGACTTTGCTGCTGGTGACGCAAAAGACGGAGCATCAACAGCGACGTTTGATTCAGGCACACAAGCTGAAACTAAAATGTTCAGAATCGTGAGATCTGCAGAAGATCCAGATAATGAAGATTTAACAGTAGCTGGTGCAAACATCATCGTTGTAATAAATGCTGCGGCTAACACTTATAGATAATAGCTAGAATAGGAGCATAAATTATGGCAATATCAAGATCACAACTAGTTAAAGAACTAGAGCCAGGTTTGAACGCACTGTTCGGCTTGGAATATAAGAGGTATGAAAATCAGCACGCTGAGATTTATACAAACGAAACTTCTGACAGAGCTTTTGAAGAAGAAGTAATGTTATCAGGTTTCGGAAACGCACAAGTAAAAGGCGAAGGTTCTGGAGTATCATTTGATGATGCACAGGAGACTTACACTGCTAGATACACTCACGAGACTGTAGCTTTAGCATTTGCTATCACAGAAGAAGCTATCGAAGATAATCTTTACGATAGACTTTCTGCTAGATATACAAAAGCTTTAGCAAGATCTATGAGTAATGCTAAACAAGTGAAGTCTATTGAACCATTAATTAATGGTTTACCTTCAACTGGAACATTTAAGTCTGGGGATGGAAAAGCATTATTTGCTACAGATCACCCTGCTCTTACAGGTCCAAATGTACAAAATACATTGACTACACAAGCTGACCTTAACGAGACTTCATTAGAAAATTCGTTGATTCAAATCGCGAAAATGACTGATGAAAGAGGACTTAGAATTGCAGCAAGAGGATTGAAAATGATCATTCCTTCTGAGCTTCAGTTTACAGCAGAGAGACTTATGAAGTCTCAAGGCAGAACTGGAACAGCTGACAATGATATCAATGCAATCGTATCTATGGGTATGGTTCCGCAAGGATACAGAATCAACAAC